ATGGGAGCGGGTTTTCTGTAACTGGTGTGATAAGAGAGAAGATGTAGTCAAGTGGGCAAGTGAAGAGTTTTCAATCCCATATGTTTCTCCTAAAGACAACAGAGTTCATAGATATTATCCAGACTATCTAATTGAAGTTAAAGAAACAAGTGGTAAGATAAAGAAGTATATTATAGAAGTAAAACCAAAAAAACAAACATTGCCTCCCAAGAAACCACAGAGACAAACAAAATCTTTTATTATGGAAACTGTAACTTATGCAGTCAATCAGGCAAAGTGGAATGCTGCTAGGGACTTTGCGTTAGATAATGGATGTGAATTTAAGATTATCACCGAAGACGAATTAGGCATTAAAACTAATGGAACAAGAGGATTATCTGGCAAGCGACACACAAAGAGTAGAAAACCTCGTCGATGATATCAGAACTTCTGGTGGTCCAGATGATATGTTTCTGGAGATAATGCAAATATTGACAACCAAAGATTTGGTTCCAGAAGTTGGTAAATACTACACATTCATATATCAACCAAAAACACCAAGAATTAAATACGATGAGTTTCCTTTAATTGCATGTGTCGGTGTTTATAAGTGGGGATTTAAAGGTATTAACTACCATTGGGGAGATTTTAGAAACTATACCTGGCAAGAAGTTGCAAATAATGACCTGCTTGTAGTGTATCCAAAGGAATTACAAGATATGAGGTCTATACCTTATCAAAAATTTAGGATAAATAACTAAACTGGATGAATCACAGTTAATGGCAATAATTCCCCAATATAGAACCTGGAATAAGATTCAGACTAAACAAGAGGTAAATACCGAAACTGGAAAAATAGAAGTTTTTGCAATTGGTTCTGGACTTTTTGGTGTAGATGTACTGATTGCATCAAGTGAAGGAAAGGGTAGTGATTGGAAATTAAATAATCCTCAGAGTTTTACAGATGTATATAATAGAAGAAATAACACTAAAAGTTCTGTTAAGGAACTTGTAAGAGCATTCTTTTTAGAAGGTTATAAAGTTTTTAATAATGATAGGGCTGCCGTATTAAATAATTCCGAAAATTATGATGATCAACGAGAAGGAATTATTGCACGACAGAGATTTTTCAATCAAGGTACTCCACTATTAGTGGATCCTAGTACCCAAAAAGAGGTTAATCTTGAAGGAGAAAAGACTACACAACAAGTGACACCACCAGTTACGGTAGAAAACAATCAAACAGAAAGACAAGAAGATGCACCACCATCCTCTTCAACGGCAAATAGTCAGGTGATAACTGCAGATAATCCTGTAGTAAACAAAGAAGGTGATTCAAAAAGTATACCTACACCAACCCCGAAACCTAAAATTGAAAGTGTAGGTGTTTTAAGGTACCCCCTTGCTAACTTAGAAGTTGTCGAAGATATTACTGGTATTACCTATGATTACATTAAAATAACCGCCCAAGAGTGGGTGAGTTCTATGACTGGTGCTGAACATAACAAAAGTGCAGTATCTAGATACAAAGAGACAAAAGGAAATCTTGGAACGATTATTCTTCCAATGACCAACGGTTTAGGAACACAAAATGGCATAAATTGGGGAGAAGGTAATGGAAATTCAATTCAGTTAGCATTGGCAGCTAGTGTTGGTGATTTGATAACGGGTGTGGCCAATGCAGATGGTTTAGAAACAAAAATAAAAGCAGCAAAGGACAGTTTAGGAAGAGCTCTTACTAGTGCTCAAGGATTTATTGACGAAGCAGGAGACCAAAAAGCTGCTGTTGCAGCACTTCTTTCTGGATATGTCATTGGAAATACATCTTTTGCCACAAGACAAAGTGGTATCACAATCAACCCAAATATGGAACTTCTCTTTAGTGGTCCACAATTAAGATCATTTGGGTTTAAATTTGATTTTGCACCAAGATTCAGAGAAGAGGCAGAAAAGGTTAGAGAAATTATTAGAGCATTCAAAATGCTCTCTGCCCCAGTTATTACAAAAACTGGAAGTATCTTCCTCGAAACACCACAAATATTTCAGTTAGAGTACATATATAATGGGGATGGTAATGATACTGCCGATGGTAACACTCATCCATACTTAAATAAAATTAAACCTTGTGCTCTTACTAACGTTAGTGTGAATTATACACCAGGGAACACATATATGACATATGCTGATGGTGGTTCTATGGTTCAAACTACACTTACTCTGAGTTTCAAAGAACTTGAACCAATTTACAATATTGATTATCTAAATGACAAACACCCAACAGGTTACTAAAAATGCCAACACCATACTTTAGATATGTTCCTAACTTTGAGTATGTCAATAGGCTCAGAGATAATAAGACTATATCTGCATATATTCAAACCAAAAACCTCTTCAGAAGAGGTGTTCTTCGTGAAGACATATTTACAGATTTATCATATTTTACAAAATACTCTATAGTTGGTGATGATAGACCGGATAACGTTGCATACGAATATTATGGCTCTCAATACTATGATTGGTTAGTTCTTCTTTGCAACAACGTAATTCACTTTCAAGATGAATGGCCACTATCTCAAAAGTCATTTGAAAACTACTTGGATACAAAATACGTCACACAACAAAATCTTTTCGGAATCCATCATTATGAGACTGTTGAAGTAAAAGACCAATCTGGGTTTGTTATAGTTCCAAAAGGTCTTGAGGTTGATAAAGATTTTAGTATTACCTATTACGATACTAAGTTAGGAAGTGAATTGACAAGGACTGGTATTACCCAAGAATTTACAAATTATGATTATGAAGTAAAAAGAGACGATGAAAAGAGAAACATTTTTCTTCTAAAAGAGGAATACGTCAATATTATTGAAAAAGACCTTAGAGGGTCAATGATTTACAAAAAAGGTAGTAGTCAATACGTCGATAAGAGACTGGTAAGAGGAGAGAACATTAGATTGTTCCAATAAAAAAAGTAAAGGGCCCTATTTTTCCTGGGAAAAATTAAAGGCCCTTTTTTGGATTCAATTGCCGATTTTGGTACTACATATCAGCAAGTTTACTGAAGTAACTCATCGCATCATCCTCATCATCATTAGTTGAAGTCTGAGGTGTAGAATTAGACTGGATGATTTGTTGTTCCAGTTTCTTCAAAGCATCTTCTTCACTGACACGACTTTGTTCGGTAGAAGAATAACTATCATACTGAGTCTCTTCTGCTTCAACAGCCTTTGCTTTCTTGTTACCAAGAACATAATCAAGACGCTTCTTCAGTTCATCATAAGACTTGAATTTGTCAGCAGCAACTAGTTCTTGAAGTGAATACTCCTTATTCCAGATTGCTTCCAATGCATCGTCATCGTCTAACAGGGCAGATGTTGCAGCAAACTCAGACTTATCATAGTTCCAATAACCAGCAACTTTTGCAAGTTTCAGTTTGAAGTTAGCACCTTGCCAGAAGTCAAAGGGATTGATAGGAGTCTCGTCCTCATACTCAGGTTGCATTGCATCCATGATCTTGTCAAAGATCTTCTTACCAAACTTATAAAGGAATACTCCACCCTCGTTTTGAGGATTGGCAGGATCTTTTACAACATAGATGTTTGCATAGTAAGACAGTTTACGCTTTTGCTTACGAACAGTATCTTTATCAGTCTCATTGCCAGTGTTCCACAGTTCACGGTTGAGTTCACCGATAGGATCCTGTTGACCAATAGTAGTCAGAGAATTTTCAATGTACCACCCACCAGGACCCTGGAAGGCATGAGAGAATGTTTTTACCCAAGGAAGATCTTCTCCATTGGGGGCAGGAAGGAAACGGATAACGGCATAACCATTACCAGACTTATCCATTACAGGCTTCCAGAGTCTTTCGTCTGCTCCTCCACCTGAACCCTTGTTATCCTTTTCGACTTGCTGGATAAGTTTCTGTGTCAGGTTCCCCAGAGAGGAGCTCTTTTTGAGATTTGAAAACGACATATTTGAATGTATTGTATGTATTTGGTCTGTTCCTGGATTTGGTTGGGGTAGCCAGGACACCCCGTAATTATAACCCTTTGGTCAGGGGTTGTCAAGGATTGCTTTTTTCATCTGACCAAGCACCTTGGTTATGTTTGAGAAGACGTAACTAATATCTACATCTTGTGAGAAACCTAAGGCAGTGGCATTCTTAAGTATTTCTTCTCTCATTTTCTTGGCCTCTGGGTCATCAGATAATTTCAAACGTGTGTAAAGTATCTGTTGTTTCTCTAAAAGATTACTTAGTTTTTCAACATGCTCAAGTTTATCTTGTCTAGTCATTGAAGGAAATTCAAAAACTTTTTTATAAACTTCATCTTGAAGTTTGGTAATACTTTCCATCTCCTTTTGAACTAACTCTGAATCAAAGAAACTACTCATTAGACTCCTATTACCTTCTTTAAAATACGTTTGTACGAGAATATATCAGTATGTATAAAGGGACTGTATTTGTCAATCCTCATCGATAAAAACTCCCATACAGGATCTTTCAGTTTCTTATCAAAGTTCTTTTTGAATCCCAGAATCCTATCTAGAATGATCAGTGTCTCTAGTGACACATTGTTTGCTAGGTGTTCTTTTACAATAAGAGGATGTCTAGTTCCATCAATGAAGAATACATCATCAAACTTTTTCATATCAAATAGATCACTGACTTCATTCTTGAAAACATAAGACATTGATTGATTCTTTCTCTTCCAGTCAGAGTAATTCTCTTCTCCTTCTTTCATAATCTGACCAATCCAGAGAGCCTGAGGGTCATCACAGGAGACAAAGTTTGCAACGAAGTATTCTACAACCTCACTATCATCCTTCTGTCTAGACAATTTCTCAAAGAAAAATCTGTCCTTTCGTTTGTAGAACGATTGAACAGATGCACGGGACTTACCACCATACTTGTGATAATCGTAAGTCTTTTTAGTAAAATGATTTTTTAATCCAAGATAGGATTTATAAACATCGAAGGGTTGCACTTTGGGTATCATATAGGGAGTTTAGCATGAGATGTTCTCTTTAAGAAGTTTAATTCAATAGCCTCACATTTAATCTTTTCCTTCAGAGGTTTTGAGATAAGTTTGGGAACAGACTCAACATCGATACTATTTTTTTCACAAAAGAAAACAATAGAATCAATGTAAGTCATGCCAGCATTATCGGAATGAATTTTTTCAATCTCCTCTGTAAACTTTCTAGGACAGTAGAACTTACTCTCCAGAAGTTTATTGATGTCATTTTCTTCAGGCATTAGTGTCATGCAATTGAAATTCAACAAACTCTCTAATATACTTTGTGAGTAGTTTGATATACTTGGCCTTATCATACTCTTCATAGACTTCACACTCTCCATTTTCACAGGTCATAATAATAACGAATTTTTTGACTGTCAAACCAGTCAGTTCATACAACATACAAGCATAGGCTGCACACTGTACAAAGTATCCCTCAATCCATTCTCTTTTCTTTGGTTTCTTGGATGTCTTGAAGTCGATGATAGCCAATTCGTTATTATACTCGGCTATACAATCTACGGTTCCTGCAATACCCAGAAACTCACTGTATAGGGGAGTTTCTAGTCCGTGTATGTTATCTATGTTCTTTAGATCACCCTTGGCAATCTTGAATAACATATCAGAAAGAGGTTGAACTGTAGGAAGATCCTCATTCTTAAGGTAATGTTCAATCAAAGTATGTGTATCAGTTCCACGACTGGTGGATTGTTTAGTTACTTTGTTTGCTTCTTCATTACCAACTCTCTTTCTCCAATTAACAAATATCTCACGGTTATAGTGACTGATGACCGATGTGATAGAAACTAACTTCTTACCGGAGGGTGTATCATAATACCTCACCCCATCGATTGTCTTTCGGGACAACCGTGGGACTTCTATTTCAACATGATTAAACATTACATACCTAGTTCAAGTTTTGCAACAATGTATTCCTTGACAAGACCACTTCTACAAATGTCTTCCGCTTGAAACTCAATTGTATCAAAGGATGGCATATTATTCAAGATTCTCATGAAGTCAATGATACCATTCTTTTCAGCAGTCTTCACCAAGTCAGTCTGAGTTGCATCTCCACAGAACATCAACTTAGAATCTTCACCAACACGGGTGATCATAGAGTCTAGTTCGTGGAAGTTTAGGTTCTGAAACT